ACGTATTATTTGGTGATGCACCAGACCATCGTACAAAAAATCCCAGGTATAATTAAATGGAACTCTCCGATCATTTGCGCGACCCAGTGAGTGCCGCCCTAATTGCAGCGGGAATAACTGCTGCTTATATTCACCTCAAAGCATATTTGAATAACGAAGGTAAATTAGAACTCAATAAATATACCAAACCTGCCGTTCTCAACGCAATACTGGTATTTTTTATTATATCAGGTGGTTTAGCTCAGAAGGAAGCTATCTCCAATGAACCTTTCTAAACTTAAAGATTAACCAGTAGTATAAGAATATGGCGTCCGTCTCTGCGTTTAACGATATGATGAGTCAATTTCTTGTGGAATTGCACAAGACTTTTCCAGATGAAAAAGGCATTAAGAAAATGCTCACCTCCTTCGACATGTTGAAGTCCACCAATCCCCGTCTCGTCGTAAACGGTTTTATGGATGGTGTCACCCCTTACGCAGGGAAGATTTCTGCCAAGGATGAGTCATTTTTACTCGAAGAGGTTGAGAACATAGAGTTTCTCAAGGAACTTGATATTAAGAAGTATTGGGGTAACATGTCCACAAATACAAAGGCTGCTACCTGGCAGTATCTCCAAACACTGTACATGCTCGGTACAACTATCACTTCTCTCCCAGATGACACTCTTTCACAAATTGAAAAGATTGCAAAGGGTGTCGCAAACCAAATGCAAGATGGAGACGGGGATATCGACCAAGACGCTCTCATGAAAATGATGGGTAGTATGCTTGGTGGTCTGCCCAAAAAATAAACCTAACATATACTAAATGAAGGCCTGGTTCGACGATCCTCAGCAGCTCGTGAGGGCTGACCGGGTTAATCAATTCTGGCCAACAAATGAACAAACCCCAGAAGACCGGGTTAATGCTGCTTCCCGATTCGTAATTTATGTATGCACCATACTCTATCTCATTCGCCGTGACCCCAGGGTTTTTGTTTTGGGTGCGACTGTCATCGCTGTTATTTACGTTCTTTATAAGTCTAGGATGATTAAGGAGACGTACGGTGGTTCGGTTGAAGGTGTGAGCTGTCAAATGCCAACACCTGACAACCCCATGGGAAATGTCATGATCACCGATTTTAGTGACGCACCTAACAGATTAGAGGCGTGCTATTACCCCACAGTTAAACCATTTGTGAACAGTTACATCAGTGACCGCATTCCGTATGATGCAGGTCGTTCTCGTTCACCCATGCCCAAGTATCTTCGTAACGCCATGGAACGTCAATTTGTTTCAAACCCCGTGACCAAAATCCCAGGGGACCAGACGGCTTTCGCGGAATCTCTTTATGGGCGAAAAAATGCACCCATGTGTAAAAGTGACCCCCGCTTCTGTAATCCCAACGCTCGAGGTGTTCAGCTCGAGGCATTTTCGGGTCTCGGTAGTCACGGTGATAAGCGTTCTGGCATGTTTGCTAGATAAATATTCTTATGTAATAATAAATGGCATATCAACTTCAACCTGGACTTTCCATTGTTCAAAATACGGGTGCTGTTCCCCCGGTAAAAGCAAATGACGAAATTTTTGTCTACCCCCAGCCCAGTGCTTTAAACTGTGGTGATTGCCGTCCCAACACTATGTTGTACGGTACCGCCCCTTATATGGCAGGTAAGGGCTCCCCAGCGCAGTATATCGAAACGAGTGATCAACTTCGCCCTCAATCTACTTCACGATTTAACAAGCATATAATTCAGACGTACGAGCGTAACCTCTTTCCCCTCTCTAACATGGAGTGTAAGGTTCCCCTCCGTACCCAGAAATATGACCCATCTAGTACCCGCGCCGAACTCCAGAATGGACTGTTTGAGAGAAGGTATCTTAATAAAAATGTTAATAAGAAGTAAGAATGGCTGATCCTATATCGCTCATGGCTGTTGCTGGTCTTGTTTTTGCCGGTAGGAATTTGAGTACCAAGTCCGCACCGCCCAAGGTCGACAACGTACCTCCAACAATGAAAAATCCTGAAATAGTAGAATCTAATAATTTTGACGCCTCCCCCGAAGTTCAACACAAAATGGAGATGGAAAATTTCGGTGATATCAGCCCCCAACAACGTAGTGGTGGTCAAGAAATTTTGAACATGCGCAATCGAATGTATGATCATGGTCGTATGAATAACCTGTCACCTGTCGAGAAACAGCTCGTCGGACCGGGTTTAGGTGTCGGTGCCCATGTACCCGCCGTTGGTGGTTTTCAACAGAGCTTTCGTGTGAATCCGGTTAATGTTGGTGAATATCGGTTAACCACACTTCCAGGACGCACAGGTCCAGCAGCGGATGTTACTGGTGGTCGCTCTGCGAAGGTTGGTGATCTTACACATAATAAACCAGAGACCACGGCTTTCCTCCCATCAAGGAGACCCACTGTGGCTGGTCGGGCACAGGGGATGTCGGGTGTTGTTCCTCGTAATGAACATGAAAAGACCAAGCGTACCACTAACCGTTCAGAGACTGGTCACCGTGCGGATGGTTTAGGATTCAACGGTGCGAAGCGATTCATATCGGCGGGTGCGATGCCACAAGATCCCACTCGATTCAAGACTGACCGCACAGACGAACAATACACATACATGAATCATCCAGCACCGGGTATTCATAGTCATCGTGGTGCGTACACCAACAGCGCCGCTGTAAAGGTGGCTTCTAAGAATAACGAAGAACTCATGAAATACGGTTTCCGCCCCGAGGACCGAAGAGGAAAGCCAAACCGGATGGGAAATGCGGGTCGAATGAATGTTCGTGAAACAGCTCTCAAGCAGGGTGGTGCTCTTACAGCCGTTCGTTCGGATACTACACGTATCGATGGACGTGTCAACGCAGCCAATGGTGGGTGGACGCAACAGTATCAACAAAAACCGTATCACCAGTTTAACGCTTACAAGGGTACTGCGAATCCTAATACTAACAACCTCGACATAGCCAAGAGACAGCTCCAGAATAACCCTCTTTCTCATTCACTCTCTCATTAATTTTTTAGTTCCTCAGACAAAAACATTCATTAAAATATTATACATATATTTTAATGAAGGTCCATACCCTTAACATAGATAGTGGTGAAAGAGATACCAATGTATATTCATACGCTAATAATTATACCGTTACGTTGGATAACCCCATTTATGACGTAACAAATATCAAACTTGTATCTGCAAGAATTCCCACACCACAACTGATTACATGTGTGACGAACAAAACATTTAGTGTTGATGGAAACGTTTTTTCATTAGATGAAACAAACTACAGCACAGGAACAGAACTAGCCAGTGACTTGGCCACAAAACTCGCACCACCAGATTCTAATATAAACTCGGTCGTGTTCGATACAGATACAAATGCGTTGACATTTTCTAATACACACGCGTCTGATAATGAATTCACATTTGAATTTTATGATGGTACGAATGGGTATTCGAGTAATTCTTCACAGTTTACAACGCCTCACCAGGTTTTGGGTTTCAGTTCGGGAAACCATAGTTCGGTGACAGACAGTATCAAATCTGGGGCTATAAATATAAATGGACCAAATTCTTTGGTATTAAAACTGACGACGGGCTCTGATGAGTTTACACAATCAGTCTATACATCCACACCTTTCTACACTGGACACATACTTCTAGATGGCTCCAGTTTCATCAATTTTAATGGGTCTGATGATATGTTGGTGCATAATTTCCATACTGGAAGTCAAAAAATGATAAAAGATGTTAAAGTTGAATTCTTTTATATGAGTCACGGACGTCTTATTACGTATGACTTCAGAAATCAGGATCATATACTGAAATTTGAAATAACGGGTTCTACTGATAAACTTGAGAACTTACCAAAAGTGTCATTACCTGAAGAACCTAAAAAAACCGAAAAGAAAGAGCCAATAATAAGTATTCCTGAAGTCATAAAGAATTCTTATACATGGAGAAAAGAGTATTTGTATATAGCGCTAATTATTTTAGCTGGGCTACTCCTGATATTTTTAATGAAAAGCAAACCGTTTAGCGGGTTATCGCGTAGACGGGCTGTGCGGGCTTAGAAGCCTTACCAGTGATCCTGGAGATGACTAAGAAGACAACCACAGAGAGGAGGGAAGTAAGCACCGCGGTCATGGCGTACTGAGCACCACCATTCTTGGGGACCTTGATGATCTGGGTGATAGTCCACCGAACAAAGTCCATCCACGACATGGCAGCGGCGAAAGAGAAACCACCGACAATCGAGTTGAGGGTCTGGGTCTGGAGTTCCTGGGTGACAAGGTTTACGGTCTGGAGAGCGGCGGCCGACATCGTTATTGTTATACTATAGCTTAGGAAAAAAATTAATCATCTGTGATTTTCTCCTTTTTCACGGGTTTTTTAAACTTTTTTTTCTTTATTGTTTTTGTTTTTGAAAATAATTGTTCATCATCTGATGAATCATCACTAGAGCTTGAATCTAAGTTTGAAGTGTGTAACTTGGTCTTATCAGAAAAATTCCATCCTTCAGGTTCTGAGATGCTCATTACTATTAATAGCATTTTTTAACATCTCTTCTGTCGGATTCTGAGGTTTCCAATCACTCCAACGGTCGTATGCGTCGTTCACCTGTAAAAAAATGGGATCGTTTCCGGAGTAACGTTCGAACGGTGGGCAGTCTTCTGGTGGAACTGTGGGCATTTCTTCTTCTTCGTCGTCATCGTCAACCTGTTCATATATATCTGGGTAAATAGAACCAACGTCTTCACCGACTTTATACATCGCACAATACTTTGTTGCATATTCCACATCTTCTGGAAGGAGAGTATCTCGTCCACAAGCTTTGGAATAGTCACATGCAAGTGTTACACCCTTTTCAAAAACTGGAAGAAGAATATTAGTCATGGTTTGAATATATTGTTCAAACATAGCGTCTCCGGCATCACCGAAGCCAGTTTGCATATTCATCTTTATTGTTTAGAATCAAAAAGAGTTTCGGCAATTCCCCCGCTTATACGAAGAGTATTATAGCTCAAAGCGTAGATACGTACTTGCCTGTTAAAATCTGGACAATTTGTGAGACTTAGGTTCACGAGTTGCTCTTTCACTAAACTGAAGTTAACCTGTCCTGTTGGATACCACTCTTCCGGTTGGAGAGCGAAACTATACGAGTAAAAGCGACGAATGAGCTGTGTTTTTGAATGATGAATCGCCCCCTGAACAGCCTTTAGAAATATGACATTCCCGGTGTCACGTGTGATAATATCCTGACCGTCTAACGTGAGTGTTAGATGATCTAAATTTTCATAAAGTATAATTTTTCCACCTTCTACGCTCGCCGTATTATCATAATCAAAAATCGTTACAAAATTTCCCTGACTCACACCATCCCCGGTAGTCCCCCGTCTCTGAATAACAAAGTAGAGTTCCTTCACGGGATTGTCAAAGTCTAACTTGAACTTTCCCGTATTAACACCAGCGTCTACATCGAATATATTTTGCTGAATCTGTGTTATGAGGTAATCTCTCTTCATTTTTTGAAATTTAATTCGTTCTTCACAATCGATGAATACGAGTTCTGTACAGAGTTGAAATTCTTTAATTTTGAGTGTTTCATTTAGTGTGATATACGTACCATCACCCTTAATGACCAAATCTTGTACATCTCTCAGTTTGAACTCCACTTCGACTTCCTGCTTCGTGATAGCACACAAGGGTATAGCAAGTTCTGGGTGATTGTAAAAATAGAAGGGAATATCTATGAAAAAGGTTTCATCGGTGTTTAATCCTAATGTATCGTGTATTATTATACCTGTATTACCTCCACCACCTGATATTACTTCACCCACCTTTTTATCGGTCGTTCGTAATGGATACTTACCGATAAGTTGTTCGAGTCCCTTTTGTTTTGTTTGTGTGACGTTATGTTCTGAGTATATCTGAAGATAGTCACTCGTTATACGCTGTATAACCTTCCCACCGATTATCAATTCTACATGTTCAATCAAAGCATGCGCGACAGATTCGATATACATGGTGGTACTCGTTAGAATTTCCGGAAGTGTACACTTCACACTGATAGTTTTCAGGATATCTCCCTGATTCTGCGGAATCTTAAATCTAACTTTTTTTCCAAAATCGGCTCCATTTTCTGGGTCTATATCGACATATTCCCTGGAAAAATTGGAGTGCTTCTTGAAACTCTCGATGAAATGACTGTAGTCTGGATCTAAAGTGAAAAATTCCTCTTGAGGCCCAGTCGCCATTAGTTGAATTTGCCCAGCCATTACTACTATATCCATCTAAAATTTTAATCCAGCTAAACCACTATTAATGCGCAAAACGTTATAATTTATAGCATAAATACGTGTCGTACTGTCATAAGATGCGTAGGCGGGTGGCACCTCGATTTCGATTGTGAACATTTTATGTGATATACGACTCATATTGACTTGTCCGGTTGGATGTGGAGATTCAGGTTGTAATGCAAATGAGTAGACACCGAATGTGGAGGGACCCAATTTTGGAAGTACCCCATTAAACGGTTGTGTTGCATTCACTAAAGCGGATGGTACATTCACGTGATGTTTAAATGCCTGTTCGTATTCTAAGAACAAACCACCCCTGTTGAATACAATTTCATTATTAAATCTCAATTCTGCGTTTACTATACCGTTGTACCAGTTTGATACGTTGGTGAGATAAGCAACATCATTTTGTGATGTGAATAATAACTCTTTCACGGGGTGTTGAAAGTTTAACATGACACTTTTCTTATTTTCACCGGCTTTCATGACAAATTTAGACATTTGAACTTGTGTGATGACGTAATCGAGTGGTCGGGTCATGAGAAAGTTTCTTTCTTCTTCTGTCAAATACACAAACTCGGTATCGAGTGAAAACTTTAAGATTGAAGCGGATGCATCAGCGTATGAATCACCCGGATCTGTGCTACTCACGTTTCGAACGAGATCTAAAATTGGTTTTAGTTTAATTCTCACCTCTACGACTTGTTTTTGAAGTGCACACGTCGGTATAGCCAGAGATGGGTTCCTGTAAAAATAGAAAGGAATATCCAGGAAATATGTATACGGATCTGCATAACTTAGATAATTACCATGTCCATTAAGAAAGTACAACGTCTGTTCGATGTCGTCGTTCGTATTATGAAGTTGTTGATGCATATAGATGTACTCTCCTGTAATTCGTTGAATGGGTTGTCCACCTATTACAAGTTCTGCGTAGTCTATCATATGAGTAATTATAGACGGTGACCATACCATATCATTTTCATCACCGTCATCTGGTTTGGGGTCACTCAGCGTAACCTTCAACGTAACATTTTTAATCAAATCACCTTTGTCGCCGGGTATCTTACATGTGACACTCTTATCGAAATCTATGTCCCCATCGAATTGACTCTCAACATAATCAAAAGCAAATTTGGAGTGACGTTTGAAGTTTGTTAAAAAGTATGAAAACTGTGGTTCACCTGTGAGCCATTCATCTTGGACCCCAGTGGCAGCAAGTC